TTATTGAACAACTGAAGTGCTTTTTTTTCATTTCCAATAAATTTTTCATCTTTCTGTAATAACTTAGATGGGTAAAAAACACTATAAAATAACGCTCCTTGAGATTTATAAATCTCAAATGTTCCTGCACCTTCAGGTACCCCCTTTCCATATTCTAACTTTTCACCGTCCTTATAAAACTCCCAAGATAAAGGTTTTTTAATATCAAAACCACCTAAGTTTGCAATTCGAGCGTTAGGTTGAAGTTTAACAACAACAGATGATGAAGTCGAATTGAGTTGTTTCCAGGTACCATTATCTCCTTTTGGGTGCATATAGGATAAAAACATATTCAATGATTTTATTTCTTCAGGTGTTAATTTAGTATCAGATTGTTCATTAATAACCCTCTTTACTATTCTTATTAATTCTGATTCAGTTAGTCTTACTACTTTTTTCATAATTATATTTTTAATATAAATATCTATCAAATAAAAAAAAAAACGATTTTTAACCTTGATTTAAAATATATTGTCTGGTTATGGAATAGAATCGGAAATTAAACAAAAACAGGAGGAGGCGTTGCCACTAGGTGAGTCTATGATTCCTGAAGCCCAACCATCTTTAGTGGTTGGGTAGTTCACTTTTTTACAGACTTTATTGATTTAATGTTACCACTAAAAATTTTATTACCCACTCTAATTTGTAAATTTTCATTAATATTCTTAGATTCAATTAATAAATTTTCTTCATTCATAAGTTCTCTAATACACTCTTTAATAGTTTCCTTTAAGGAATTTGTATCTACTTGTGGTTCTTGAAATAATGGTGGTATTGGGTCATCATAATTATTACTTGTCGGCACATTAACTTTTCTTTGTGTTGTTTCTCTAAGGTTACTATTACTAGTACTTCTCATATTTTCTATACTATATTCTTCAGAATTCATTTTTTTACTTACTTGGTCTATAAATGATTCCGATAATGTTGGTGTTGGACTAACGTCTGGTATTGGTGTTTCAATCATAGCTTTTTTTATGGCATCTGGTAATTTAGAATTCATAATGGATTCTTTACTCATATTTGATTTTGGGTTCATGTTTGGTGTCCTAGAAGTAGGTACAGACATGTTTGTTGATTGATTAAGTTGTGTTGGTATATTAATAGATTCTGTTTGAATATTTCTATTTGTTCTAATTCCCTCACGATTTTTATTCATGGCATCGTGTTCCATAAATTTTTTAGCGTTCAATAACGATTGTTCTAAATTTTTCATTTAATCAAATTTTGCATTAATCCATACTTGGTTCATACTTTTGTCACCATTAGGATTGTAGTTTGGTCTAGGTTGATTAAACTTTTCAGTTGTAGGATTCCAATTTCTAACCCTATCTAATCTAAAAAATTTCCAACCAGGTACTTCAGTATCTGTGGCCCCTTCGGTCTGCCAAGCTCTAACAACTGGATTATTTTTTTTAGTTGTACCTGCAGCTACTGGTTCAATAGTTCTCCATCCAGGATTATTTACTGTATCACCTTCATAGTAAATAACACAAGTATTTCTATTTTTTATAGCTTTTTGGACTTCGTCCCTATTAGCTACTTCAAGTATAAGTGAATGTAGTGTGTTGTAAAGACTCATAAAAAACTTATTAACTTAAGTTAATCGTATTGCTACCGATAGCGTCATCACTAGGAACACCGTAACCATTACCCGCATTATATGAGTTAGTTTTAATGTTATCTTTCCTAGTTAATATATCTGTTTTTGTTCCAGTATTATCATCTCTAACACCTAAAAAAACTGCAGTCCCTCTTCCTTTTTCATCCCCATCACTTATAGCATTGGGATGTTGTGGACCATATTTGTCAGACTTAGGACTATAAAGATTTTTAGGAAATAGTTTGTCTCTCTCAGCTTGAGCATACTCACTTAATTTTAGACCTGGTTGTGTTTGTTGTTCTCCTGCCATAATTTTTTATTTATAAATATTTTATTTTTTTATTTATGCCTCAAAACCTAAGTTAAATAACATAACTCTTAGTTTTGAACACGATTCTTCGTTACATGGACAAATTTTAAATTCAAAAACAGTTATTTTACCTAATCTTAAGGTTAAACTATATTTTTGTTTTTTATTTCCACTTTTCCATGAATTAATCCAATTAACCATAATTTAATAATTTATAAGTTTGTTTATTCTTTTTATTGTTTCTCTTAATGTTTCAACACTATCAACTTTAGGCACCTTAACTGAAGTGGGGTTTTTGTTACCATCTTTTTCATGTTCATCATAATGTGTATTCATCATACCACCATTCATTTTAGCTTTCCTACCCATAGATTTTCCATCTCTAAGTTGTTTTTCTAGTTCATTAAAAACTTTTTTACCATAATCACCACCAGTTAATTCATAAGGTGCTGTACCTTTTTCTTCATTTCTAAAAAAATTATTTATTTTTTTTAGTAGTTCCATACTAATGATTGGATTTTTAACTATATTGATAGCTCTTTGATATCCTTCAGTAGTTTTTGGACCTTCAAAATTTTCTACAGCAACCTTAATGTGTTTAACACATTTATCTGGTACTCTTATTTGTTCTCCTTTTAATGCTTTATCTGGCATTATTTATACTTTATTTAATATATCATTAGGGTTTACACCTTGAGCTTTACAAGCTCTTTTAAATCTAGAACCCATTTTATTTAAAAGTGGGTAGTCTTTTTTATCGTGTAATTCCATCTCAACACCCATTTTTATTTCATCTTCTTCGTCTTTTTTACTTAGTAAAACTTCTAACATATCTTTCATTTTTTTGTTAGACAACTCAACTAATCTTTTTCTATCATCATTTTCAGCTTTTTCTTGTGACACACTAGTAGCGTAACCATATTCTTCACATTTTTCTTCTGCTCTACGTCTAGTTAAACCATAATTATCCATAAAGTATTCTAAACAGTCATTCGTTGTTTCTACATCTGTATCTAACTCTTCATTATCACCTAGACCACCACCTAGATAAGCTTCACCCCAATATCTTTTATAATAATAACCAAATCCATTACCTTTTTGATGTGCGGTTTTAACCATATCATCAGTAGTACTTCTACTAATTTTATTACTTTTATTAATTCCTAAAGGAATTTTAGAATTAAGCATAGAACCATCAAAATCAACTAATTCATCAAGTTCTTGGTCATTATTATCCTCCAACTGTTCATTTTCCCACATTTCATGTTCTTTATCTGGGTGAACTTCATCACAACTTTTGCCTTTATGTGCTATTCTGTCCATACTTTCTTTTTATATATAAATATTAATGCTTTCATTAAATATTTATTTATGTATGAGTCCACAAAATTTAAATAATTATTATTTCAATAAATTAGATGCTAGATTAGATTATAGTAGTTATTATGATATATTTTTAACATCTGATGAATGGGATTACAATCGTGAAGTTGTATTCTCACCATATCTTATATGTGTAGGTGACCACATTAATGATTATCTAAGTGGTAACACTTGGTGTTCAGATTGTTTACCATTATGGATTGATTTAAACAATCCACAATCATCAAGAAAATTACACCCTTATTTATGTGATGAATATGATGAAAATAATACTCTATTAAGTTTATCCTATTGGTGTTCAGCAACCCCAAATTCAAGTGATACTCAATGTACTTGTCCAAAATGTGAAAATAGAGATTATACTGGTAATACTAATTTTGTACAATCTATTTGTGATGTTGGTTTAACTGGTGTGGATAATGGACTTGTACAATATATGAGTGGTAATACTACAGAGTACGACATATGTAAGTTAGAATTTATTAAAGTATCAGCTTCAACAGCTATTATCAGTGGAACAACTGGTAGTGGTTGTGTGGGTAATTTTATTGAAGTAATTAGTGGTTCTGTACCTGCAAGTGTTGAATCTTATTTAACTAGTGGACAAATACCTTTAAAGTACCCTTGTACTGGTGGGACAGATTCTGTAACTAGTGCAACAACAATAACTTGGGAAAATTTTAATTTAATAGAATCTGGTATGACTTTATCTGGTTGTTGTTATTTTACAACAGGTAAAGATGATAATAGTGGTTTATATTTAACTTTTTCAAGTTTTACACAAACTTTTAGTGGTGATTCCTTTACAACACAATTAGTAACAGAAGAAGGTTATTGGCAAGCACCATGTCAAGTAGAGTCTTTAAAGATTTGGACAGATATGCCAGAAGAATATAAATGGGACCATTTACATTATGATAGAAGATTTAAGATGAAACAAGTAACTGGGTTAACACACCAATACAGTTACGGTATTGAATCTGTGAGTGGAGAAACTGAAGGTTATTACAATAATTTAAGAGGAGGTTTTTATCAAGGATTTTATAAATTATATGATTATCCTTATGAAGTATTACCACAAAGAACAGAATGTGGATGGACAGTTGAGAGTCTGCTTAAATTTGATGTTGAGTGTGTAACCGAATGTATAATTCCAAATACACAAACATTAAATGATGTTTACCCAAATAATAAAGGCATATACTTCTATATGGGAACAAGAGCGGAAAATAAATTTCACAATTATTATTCTGCTGAAACAGGATTATTTACTTGTGACCAAGGAGATTATAGTTGTTCTGGAATTCCAACACCAATTATAACTACTGGATATACTGGTGACTGTGGTACTCAAGTACAAGTAATAACATCAACATATGATGAAACAATAGATTCTTTAAGTAATTCTTTCGCACTTAGATTAACGGATGATGGTAGAGTAGGTTATAGAGCTTTATATTATACTGGTAATTGTATTACAACTTATTCTGATAAAAAAGTATTAGATTGTAATACAAATGAATATTATACTATTGAAAATTGTGTTACTGGATTAACATATAGTTCGGGTTATACAATAATTGAAAAATATAGTGATGTTGTTTGTGGATTGACTGGTTCTACTTTTGTAGAAACTTGTCCTTGGTTATTAGTAACTGCAAGATTCAAAAGAAATTATTGTTATGATGGATGTGATTTAGAGAATAAAGGTGGTGTTAACGATTTAATAGATATTCCAGTAATTGACACACCAGGATATATAGATTCTGGATTAAACACTACTTCAACAACATTAGTCAGAGAAGCTCCACTAATGCCGGGGTGGAATGATATGGGAAATACTGTTGTTGTTACGGGACAATATCTAGGTTCGGGTGAAATAGCTACTGGTTGTACCACAAGTTGTGGTTGTAGTGGTTGTACACAAACGAATTGTGCTACTTGTGGACCAGGAACTGGTTGTACTACAAACTACACTAAATTAACAGAAAAAATAAAATTTTCTAAAAAATGGTCTGACGATAAATCTTTTAGAACTGGAACATTAACAATTTTTGTAAATGGTAGACCAGTTTTAACTGATTCTGAATTTGAGGAAATAATCCCTAGAAGATTAAATACCGAAAAACAAAAACAAGTAGGTGTTCCTTTTAATATTTCTTGGGGCGGGGGTACTCAAGGATTAATTGATAATCAAACGTTTAATACTGACACTAGTGGAAATACGATTACTTGTCCACCATATGTCCAAGACCCTGATGATTTGGGATTATTAATAGAAAAGAATTTTGCTGGAACTTATATTGGTGGAATATCACAATTAAGGTATTATATAAAACCTTTAGGTTTTGATGAAATTTTCCACAACTTTTTGGTAAACAAAGACAGATATAATTTAGTTGATTGTGCTGGTGGTTGTACGAATGGTTGTGGTCCTTGTCCAGCTATAGTAATAAGAGATTGTGATTCTTTGGATATAATATTAGATTTTGCTATTGGTCAAACTAACACTTCTGTTAATAGTTTATCACAATTTATAGTATTACCAGAATACACATCAGCAAAATTTAATGGAGCGTTAGTGGATAATGTTGTTACTTATGTAATATCAGTTATTGAAAATATGGGTAACGGACCTACAACTGTTATAACTAACAATACTGCTGTCTTTTCAGTAAGTCCAACTGACATAATTAAGGTTGATATAGTTAAATTTGACCCAACAAAAGAAGCTAAAGTAACAATATTAGGTAATTTAGCTAAGTAAAAAACTATTTATAAATAAAAAAAATATGTCCTGTAAATGTAAAAACATTATAGAAAACTTTCAAGGTGGTACAATTCCTTTGGACACTTCTTTTTTGGGGAATGTGGATATTTGTGGTTCAGGAAGTACACTTAGCGTATCAAATATAATTGGGTGCTCACCAGTAACTATAGGTTCAGATAGTGGTTGTACATCTGGTAATACAACTTTAATTGTTAGTGGAAGTTCTGTATTTAGTTGTGATATTGACATATTAGGTAACATATATAGTGGTGGTACAAATCTATTAGATATTTTTTCTGGATTTAACTCAATTTGGACTTTAGACTTTACTGACGGAGTATTAACAACAACTTTATATGCGGCCTATAATTTAACAATTGACAGTGTGACTAACGTTTTAAATTCACCCACAACTACTATAACAGTTGAGGGTTTACCGTATACGTTAGGAAATCCTATAACATTAGGAGAATCAATAGAAGTAACAGTTAGTACAGGTTCAGTAATTAATTTAAATATAACCCAATAATGAGTAATTTGTATATAAAAGTTAAGAGTGATACCTCTATTCCGACCTCTGAATGGGTAAGACCTACAGATTGGTTAACAATGCCAACTGTTGAAGATACAGACGACACATTTGTTGGATTACATGCAGTACGCCCAAATGGTGCTAACTTCGCCTCATTTATTTTTACAACAGACGTTGGAGACTACCAAGTAGATTGGGGGGATGGTAATACTGATACTGTAGCAAGTAATACACAAGCACAACATCAATATGATTTTACTAATCCAGCTTTAGATGGAACATTAACATCTGAGGGGTATAAACAAGCAATGATAACTGTTACACCAGTTAGTGGACAGTTAAAAAGTACAAATTTTCAAGTTAGATATTCAGGTACACCTACAATAAATTATAGTTACGCAAGTGGGTTCTTAGATTGCATTTTATCAATGCCGAATGCAAGTAGTGGTGAAACCGTAAGTAGTGGTCAAACTATTAAATTTAGTGATGCTACCGTATTAGTAGCTCACAGTTCTTGTCAACGTTTTGTTATAAAAACAATTGGTGAAGCAATAAGTTTGGATTATATGTTTAGAAGTTGTAGCGTATTAGAAAGCGTATCATTATCAGGGATATCCAATGTTACAACTATGCAATATATGTTTGCTTATTCATTTAATTTAAAAACTCTGTCTCTTTTTGACACTTCTAATGTTACAAACATGAACAGCATGTTTGAATTGTGTGCTGGTTTATTAACTATACCTCTTTTTGATACATCTAGTGTGACTACTATGCGACAGATGTTTTTAAACTGTTATTCATTAATAACAATACCACTCATAAACACATCTAATGTGACAGATATGTATAGAACATTTGAGGAATGTCGCTCATTAGTAACTATTCCACTAATAGATACATCTAGTGTCACAAATATGTATCAATTATTTCAGGCGGATTATTCATTAAGGGAAGTACCTTTATTGGACACATCTAGTGTTACAAATATGAATAGTACATTTACAGGATGCCGTTCTCTAAAAACTATACCTGCGTTAAACACCTCTAATGTTACAAACATGGACTATTTTGTTCAAAGTTGTTATTCACTAGTAAGTTTACCTTTACTTAATACAAGTGGTGTCACATCAATGTATAGAGCAATTTATGGTTGTTATGCATTAGAAAGTATACCACTATTTGACACGTCTAATGTTTTAAATATGAGAGAAATATTTGCATATTGTTATGCTTTGAAAACTATACCACTTTTAAACACATCTGGTGCTACGAATATGTTTGGTATGTTTTTTAATTGTACTTCATTACAAGAAGTACCAGCACTTGATACTACATCAGTTACTAGTCAAGGTAATCAATTCTTATACTGTCGTTCTTTAGCTCATACTGATATTATTTGTAGAAAATCAGTTAGATTTGACGAAGCATTACTTTCACAAAGTGAATTAGTAAACATATTTAACAACCTAATAGACTTAACTGGTTTAACAGCACAAAATATAAATATAAGTGGATGTTGGGGTGCAACTGCATTAACGGCAGGTGAAAGGCAAATAGCAACAGATAAAAACTGGACAATAACTGGATAACTATGGAAGATACAAGTGGATTTTATAAAAAAATAAGTAATGAAGAATGGTGGTTTGCACCTAACTTTGTATATCATAAAGATTATGAGTTACATAGAGATGGTAATCGTGAAAGTATAGATGGTTGGGATTGGTTTGATGAATCACCTCAAGAGTATTTAGATTGGTTAAAAACACAAGAAATTGAATAATAGTTAGATAATTAATATTTTAATTAATCTATTTATATAATATAAAATTTAAATTTATGGAATTTTTTATAAGAAAAGACTCTTTAGAACCTATTTTAAAAATGCAATTGATACAAGATGGTAGAAACGATTTTAGAAAATTCTATCGTAATTTGGAAAATGCGGTATTGAGTTTTTCTATGAAAAAAGTAGATACTGGGGAATATGTTATTTTAAATAGAGCGGCAGGTATTGTACAAAAAACAGAAATTGACCCAATCAATGACCCAGAATATTACATATATTATAGGTGGCAACCAACCGATGTTATGGAAGCTGGTAGATACCAAGGTCAATTTTTAATAGAATTTTTGACCGATGGGACCCAGCTAGTTGCTCCAGTTAGAGAAGACTTATATATCAATATACAAGACAGTTTTGGTATAATTTAAATTGACAAGTAAATAATTTTTTCATATATTTTAATCGATGTTAAGTAAAATTCACTTACGATGGTGAAGCTAATATTACAAACGAAAATTAATATACATGAAACCAACACAAGAAGAAATTCAAAAATTTTTAGAAGGTAGTGACCAAGAAAAATATATAGTAGCAATAGAATACGACTACCAAAGCAGTTCAATTTTTAAAATAAAAGAAGACCCAATAAATGGAAAAGAGATAGTTAAGGATAAGTTTGTTCCTTTTGCGTGGGTAGGTGATTTAAGACCATATAATTTTTATTCAAATAGTAAGGCTAAACAAAAAGAAGCCATGAGTAAACATGGTATTGTAATTGAAAAGTTACAAAATTTTGATGAGCCTAGATTAGTTAGTGGTTTAAATTTTATAATTAAAACAACAAAAACTTATCAAAATTTAATTTCATTTTTTAGAGAAGGTGGAGTAAATCCTTGGGGTCAAGATTCTAGAGAATCTATAATTATACTAAGTCCAGTAGAACAATATTTAATTCAAAAAGAAAAAAGATTATTTAAGGGATTTGAGGATTATAATGATGTCCATAGATTAGTTTTCGATATTGAGACAACAGCTTTAAGACCTTCAGATGGTATGATATTCTTAATAGGGATATTAGATAATAGAGGTAATAGTGAAATATTTTATGCTCATGATGATGAAAGTGAAAGACAATTAATTATTAATTTTTTCAATACACTAGATAGAGTTAGACCAACAATAATTGGTGGTTACAACTCATCTTCATTTGATTGGGAATGGATATTTAAAAGAGCGGAGATACTTGGTCTTAATATAAATGAAATTTCAAATACATTACATCCAAATATAAATATAAAGAGAAAAGAGTCATTACTTAAATTAGGTGCTGAAATAGAAGATTACACGTCTACTATTATGTGGGGATATAACGTAATTGATATTGCTCACGCTGTTAGAAGAGCACAAACAATTAATTCAGACATTAAATCTTGGGGATTAAAATACATCACTAAGTTTATCGGAGCTAATAAGGATAATCGTGTTTATGTTCAAGGAGATAAAATATCTTCAATATACGAAGAAAATGAAGAATTTTATTTTAATCCTAGAACTGGAAAATATAGATTAAAAAATACAGAAGGGTTAGAAAATCTACTACAAAGACATCCAAATGTTTACGAAGAAGTTAACGGTCAGTTTATAATTAAAAAATATTTAGAAGGTGATATTGAAGAAACTTTAACTGTGGACGAAGAATTTAACCAAGCTTCTTTTCTTTTGGCTTCAATGGTACCAACAACATATGAGAGAGTTTCAACTATGGGAACAGCTACATTATGGAAAATGTTAATGTTAGCTTGGTCATATAAATATAATTTAGCTATACCTAAAAAAGATGAAAAACGTCCTTTCGTTGGTGGTCTTTCTAGATTGTTAAAAACAGGATACTCAACTAATGTGTTAAAGTTAGATTTTAGTTCACTATATCCATCAATACAATTGGTACATAAAGTTTTTCCAAAATGTGATGTAACTGGTGCTATGGAAGCTATGTTAAAATATTTTAGAGATACTAGAATAAAATATAAAAAATTAGCTTCAGAATATTATGGTGTTGATGATAAAAAATCTTCATCATATGGCAGAAAACAATTACCAATTAAAATCTTCATTAACTCTATGTTTGGTTCACTTTCAGCTCCACAGGTTTTTCCGTGGGGTGAAATGGATAGTGGTGAAATGGTTACTTGTACTGGTAGACAGTATTTACGTCACATGATTAGATGGTTTATGGACCGTGGTTATTCACCACTAGTATTAGATACTGATGGTGTAAACTTTTCATCACCAGAAGGTGTAGAAAATAGAATTTACATAGGTAAAGGAAATAATGAATTAGTGGTAGTAGGAAAGGAATATAAAGGTGCTGACGCTGATGTAGCTGAATATAATGACCTTTACATGAGAGATGAAATGGGTTTAGATACTGATGGTACTTGGCCGTCTTGTATTAATGTAGCTAGAAAAAACTACGCACTGTTAACTGATAAAGGTAAAGTTAAATTAACTGGAAACTCCATTAAATCTAAAACATTACAAGGATTTTTGGTAGAGTTTATAGATGAAGGTTTAAAGATGTTATTAAAAGGTGATGGTAAATCATTTATTGAATATTATTACTCTTATGTTGAAAAAATCTATAATAAACAAATTCCATTATCTAAAATAGCTAATAAATCTAGAGTTAAATTAACAGTAGAAGAATACAAAAAAAGAAGTAATCAAGTTACTAAAGCTGGTAATCCTATGTCGAAGATGGCCCATATGGAATTAGTAATTAGAGAAAATTTAAGAGTAAATTTAGGTGATACGATATACTATGTAAATAATGGTACAGCTATGTCACATGGTGATGTACAAAATAAAAAATTAAGTGATGGTACTAAAGAAACGATACTTAGATGTTATAGAATACCTGAAAAAGATATAGAAGAAAATCCAGATATGTGTGGTGATTATAATGTACCTAGATACTTGAGTATTTTTAATAAACGAGTTGAACCTTTATTAGTAGTATTTAAACAAGAAGTTAGGGACACACTAATTGTTAAAAATCCAAAAGACAGACAATTTTTTACAAATAAACAATGTGAATTAATAAATGGTTTAGCTAGAAAAGAAGGTGACCAAGACGATTTAAATGAAGTATTAAGTTTATCTGTGGAAGAAGATGTGTTTTGGAATAAAATGAATCTCGACCCAGAAAAGTTTTTAGAACCATTAGGAATTTTTTAAACCATCGGAGGAAAGAATATACCAATTAGTACCATTAAATAATATCTCAACACTACTTTGTGGACCCATATTTATTTCCTCCCATTCTTCATCTATTTTACCTACTAATGGTTTAATTATTATATTAGCCATAGATTTAATATAAAACCTATTTAAAGTTTTGTTATCAAGGTTTATAGTTAAATCTTTAGTTGCTATAATATACCTAGTACTTTTTGTTGTGTAATTATTTTCTATTGTTATTGGTATTTCTTCAAAAACCTCAGTTGTTTTTTGTGTTTCTATTAGATTTGTTCCTCCATTTTGTAAAACAGATATTAAAGCTATAGTTAATAGTTTATAACTAATTCCATCTGGTTGACCATTTTGGTCATATATAACAAAATCTTTTAAACCAACTGAATCTAATTCTTCAGCTAATAAACCAACTGAAGGTTTATTGTTATTTTTCCATTTGAACCTTACTGGTGTTAATTCTAAAACAGATTTTAATTCATTGTAGGACAACTTCTCAATATCTGTTTTATATCTCATAGAAGATGCTGCCTTATAAATTTCATTGGTTGACACATCAATTTCTAAATCATTTCCACTACCAGTAGGTATTAGACTAGATAAAATTTGTAAAGCTGATTTACCGTATGTTAAATCGGGGTCAATTCCCATTGAAAATACTGCTGTATTCGCTGATGTTGACGTAAAATTAAAATTATATGTAGAACTAGTTCCAGATAAATTAACATATAAATCTTGTTGCATTTTTGTACTACCAGACAACTCAGAAATTGTAGCACAATTTTGGTATACTTGTCTTGAAAAATCTGTCTTGGTTCTTAAACCATATCCTGGATAATTGTATCCCATACTATATTATATTATAAGGGTCTTGGAAGGGTCTGTACCCCAAAGTTTTATTTAGATTTTCCGCTACTAAAGCTTTTCTTTCCATCATCTTATCTTCTCTTAATCTCTCTAATCTTAATGTTAATTCTTCTGTTAATTTTGTTTTTTCATCTTGAGATTCACTAAATAATGATGAATAATCCATAGTTAACTCACTATCTGGTACTTTTAAAGCACCACTAAATTTACCTCTAACTCTACCCAAAGTTTCTTTAGCTAAAGCTGTGAAATATCTTCTAACCCAAGCTCTCGCTGGTGAATTTAAGTCTACCCATTCTATATCACTTATCGGAGCATCAGAAGGTATTCTGATAATATCTTTATTTTCTTCTAAACATTCATTCACATTATCGGGATTAACATCATAATACCAATACCAAACACGAGAACCTTGTATTTCATAACTACCGAAATCAAATTTACCACCTGGTACATTATATAAATGTAAGTATCTTGTCCCTTGTGGTCCAGCTGTAACTCTATAAGTTAAATCTGAACCTATTAATCTGTTTTTGATATTTCTATCTTGCATTCTTAATAGAATATCATATGCTGGCATCATATAATAAGAACCAACAATTCCCATTTGAGCGAAACCACCAGCTCCACCCATTCCTATACCACCGAAACCACCGAAACCACCTAAAAATGGGTCAATCAACATTTCATTTAATTCTGGTCTAGTATACCACATTATTTCATTTATCTCTCTACCAGCGGGTATTTGATATATTTGTTGGTTAGCTACTAACTCAACATAATCCTTTTTTAAAATCCAAGGACCCATAGTTTGTAAACCAACTATTTTGGAGTACGCGTAAGTAAAAGAACTTTCCCAATCTAAACTACGTGTGGTATATGCTCTAGCTAAATCAGCTTCGTCAACATTTATACCATATAATGATGACCATTGATTTTCAATTAACCAATCATTAACATACATAGCGTAGTCTTGAATTGCAATATCTAATAGAGAATCTAACATATCATCTTCAAGTTCTACACCCACTATTGGTGCTCCCAATTGATGTCTTAATTGTGTATAAAGTCTTTGTTTGTCTAATATGGAAACATTGCTCGGCATAATTTGTTTTATATATAAATATTACTAATTACGTTAGTTTCAACTATTATGTAACTCATTAAATAATTCTGACATAATATCTATTTCTGGATGAGATGGAATATCTCCCATAACAGTATCTATGACATTTTTCTTTTTTTGTAATATGTTATATATTATTCTTTCTATGGTATTATCAAATGTTGGATATAAACATGAAACATTTTTTTTCTGACCAATCCTAAAAGCTCTGTCTTCAGCTTGTGAATGGTCTGATGGGACAAAACTTAAATCATTCATTATGACAGCTTCAGCAGAAGTTAAAGTAATTCCAACCCCACCAGCTTTTAGATTTGAAATAAAAACTTTAATTTTTGGGTTGTTTTGAAATTCGTCTACTGATTTTTGTCTATCTTCTTTAGACATTTGTCCATGTAATATAACTGAATTTTTTGGGTAAAGGGAATGTAATTCCATTAATGGGGCTGTAAAATTAGTAAAAACAATAACTTTTTTATCTTGTTCAAGAATATCATTAATTAATTCTTTTGTATGTTCTATTTTGTTTGAAGCTATGATTTGTCTTACTTTAGTTAATTTAGCTAAGTGTATTGTAATACTTTCATTTTTATTTTCGTCAGACCAAGACAAATATTCACCCATTTCTTTTTCATATTCCTCAGATTTTAATTCCAAATATATTGGTGTTATGATTTTATCTGGTAAATCTAAAACTTCTTCTTTTAATCTTCTAGTAATTTTATCTTGCGTCCTATCTCTTAATTCTTCTAAATTAGAAGCTCCGTTTACATTCCATATTTTTTTACCGTTTGGTGCTCTAAATTGTCTTCCCTCACAATACCTAGTGACATACGCAATCCAATTACTTGCTACTCTACTATTAACTAATTTTAATAAATTATAATAATTAATGGGTCTAGAAGTCATAGGTGTTCCAGTTAATAACCAAACCTTACCTAACTTATTAGATATTTCATTAATTATTTTTGTTCTTTGTGCTTTTGGGTTTGATATATAATGAGCTTCATCAATAATTATTCTTTCAATCCCAGAATCTAATAAAGTTCTAACACTATCATTTTTAAATGAATGAAAATTTTTAAGTATGTCATAATTAATTATAATAAATTTTCCTTCTTGCCATTTTTTACCTTCAACTATAACAACTTCTTCGTTGGTATAATTTTCAATTTCTCTTTTCCAATTTATCTTTAGTGATGCTGGACACACAATTAAAGTACGTACATTATTTTCAATAATACTAGCTATTACAGCTGAAGTGGTTTTACCTAAACCCATATCATCAGCTAAAATGTACATATCATTTTTTAATAAAGCTTCTATAGCTGGTTTCTGATGTTCCATTGGGGGTCTATGAGAAAATGGTGAATAGTCTACTTCTATTTTTTTATTTGATGTTGGAACTATTTGTGATTTTGGTACCCAAAAAGAATACAAATCTTCTGATTCTATGATTTTACCCCATATATGATATGATTTTTCACCTTCAACTAATATTTTTTCAACCCAAATTTCTGTTGGTGCTTTTGGTAATAGTTTTTTTTCTTGTAGTTGTTGAGAATAGTAGGGGTCAATTTTTACTTTTTTTCTAGCTATTTTAGGTACAATTTCATGATTAGATAAAATATAATCAGCTTGATTCCTAGTTAAATTAAAATATTTACTTTTAATTTTTTCTTTTAAATCTAATATAAAGTTATTAGCACCAACATAATTGGTGAGAATAGTTCTTGCTTCAACTTCTGGTACTTTTATTTCAACCATGTGATAATTATCTAATTAAATATACGTAAAGCTTATATATTTATAAATAAAAAAGAATAATAATGAGTGACAAAAGAATTCCCATAACTAGAGTGAATAAATTTTTTGGTGATGAAGATTTTAGATTACACGAATCTTTAGGTATGGAATACTTAAGTGGTAATTTAAATTTTACATTAGTATTATTTAGAGTAGATAGAAGTAAAAGTAATGTTGATGATGTTTATGGTGAAGCTGCTGAAGAAGAAATAAGATTTTTCCCACCAGTAGAATTTAAAGGTTTAGTAAATATATCTGCACCAACTAATGATAGTTATGCTGGTGGATTAATGAGATATATGGAAAGTGGAAATTTAACCATAAGTGTTTACATAAAAGAATTAGAACAATTAGGTGTTGATATAACTTATGGTGATTATATTGGTTACCCAGAAAGAGAAGATTTTATTAGATATTTTACAGTAGTAAATGATGGTAAAGTAGTTAGTGATAACGCACATACCATATTGGGGTATAAATCTTTTTATAGAACAATCGTTTGTACACCAACAAGCACTAACGAATTTAATGGAATTTAATTATGGCTAAAATTAATAAAAAAATAAAGAAAACTTTGAATATGTACCCTGTGGTTAGAAATCAACCACATTACCCATCTGGTTATGATGGCACATCCACACCTAAACGTAGAAAACAACTAGCTGAGTTTATAAGTGAAGATGGTACATTTTTACCAAAAAGTGTTTTACATGCTGATTTAGATAGAGGCATGTTAGATTTTGTTAAAGATAGATTACGGATGACTGTTGATGGTAAACCAATTTCAATAGTCGACCAAATACTTACAACACAAAGATGGGCTGAGTTTTCAAACACATGGTCATTTTCCGATAAAGATGTTAATCCCGAAATACCTTTTTTGGTTACTGTTAGAAATCCAGCTGTACAATATGGTTCTAACCCTTCTTTAACTTATACTATTCCAGATAGGAGAACATTTCATTATGCTAAAGTACCTACTTGGGATGGTCAAAGAAAAGGTATGGATTTATATAAAATACCACAACCAGTTCCAGTTGACATAACTTATGATTTAAAAATTGTTTGTAATAGAATGAGAGAACTTAATAACTTTAATAAAGTTATGATGCAAACTTTCACATCAAGACAAGCGTATACTTTTGTTAAAGGACATTATATACCAATTATTTTAAATACATTAAGTGATGAGAGTCAAATAGGTGATAATGAAAAAAGAAAATTTTATACCCAAAATTATACATTACAATTACAAGGATTTTTAATTGATGAAGAAGAATTCGAAATTACTCCAGCTATAACTAGAAAGTTATTAGTTTTTGAAACCGATACGAAAACTAAGAAAAAGAATATGGAGCCAGTACAACCACCACCTACCATAAACTGTCCACCTGAAAGTGGGATTGGAATGTATTTATCTCTTGATACTGAAAGCGACTTAGGTTTTTTAAAAGTATTAATTAGAATGGAGTATCAAGGTGACGATGAATTTGGAAAACCTACATACGGATATACTCTTGTTGGTGGTTATGCGGGGGCTACATTAAATTATGATTATGATGTAAATAAATGGAAATTTGTTTTAACTGCCGATAATACTGATGTATATTATTCAGATACCCTAATTAGTTCAAATTGGGATGGGACTGCATCACCAGGAACTCCTTCTGCTGGATTTACAACTTGTGGTTATCCAATATTACCAGTATATTGTATAGATGCTGGTGAAACGGGATTAGTTCAACCTGGCCCTGCTTGGTTTGAATCCCAAGATGAAAATACTGAAGTTCCACCAATATGGGCTGGCTTTGCTTTAACTTTCATATGGCTTCCAGTACTAGTACCAGGTGGACCTGATGGATGGTATCTATTTAACGAAGAATCTGAAGGTGGTGTCGAAGGTGGTTCAATAAATGAATTACCTCTAGGAGAAGTTCCATTAGGTGAAGGTTCGGTAACGGTTTCCGCCGGGGCTTGTGAATTTTAAATAAAAAGGAAAAGACATGAATAATACATTATTTGAAAAAATGAAGAAAACATTCCAAAAAATTGGTTTTATAAAAAAATCTATAGAAAGTGGAATGACTTTAGAACAGGCTATTGAAGCATATAAAAAAATGAACTAAATTAGTTTAATAATCACCGTATATATCTTTTTTCACTAAACATTTTTCTTTAATTAGTTTTTCAACAAACTGAAACATTTTAAGTCCATGTGTCTGACAATATTCTTTTAATAGTTTGTGAACCCTACTATCTATTTTAATATTTTTTATTTTTCTATGACCACTCATATTAATAAGTATGAAAATAGTATGTTTTTTTTCATACACTAAGTGATACTAATATATAATATCACAATCTTTTGGGTTTAGACATAATATTTATTAATAAAAATAAAACCAATTAAAATATAAAAAATTAAGTAATATGGCAACAGACGGCAAAGTTTTTGTATCCCCAGGGGTATACACGTCAGAAAAAGATTTAAGCTTCGTAGCACAGAGTGTAGGAGTAACAACACTTGGTTTAGCGGGTGAAACAGTTCAAGGTCCTGCGTTTGAACCTATTTTTATAAGTTCTTACGGTGAGTTCCAAACATATTTCGGTAGTCTAAACCCACAAAAGTTTACTGAAACACAAATTCCTAAATACGAATTAGCATATATAGCAAAAGCTTATCTACAACAATCAAATCAGTTATTTGTAACTAGAGTTTTAGGATATTCTGGATATGATGCAGGACCTTCTTGGTCTATAACAACAGTTGGTAACCCTGACTGTGAAACAATTAGAACACAATGTGTAAGTACTGAGGGTACTCTTTATAGTGCTTCTACTTGTAATATAGGTACTCCTTTTGAATCTGGTAGTGGTAGTACAGCTGTAGTTAATACTGGTGCTATTTCATTATACTTTACTGGGTCAACCGGTGTTTGGACTGATTCCAGTACCACAACTACTCCGTTATCACAATTACCTTGGCCTATCTCTGAGAAAATTAATGCAACATTACAAAAAACAGATGGTAGTACAACTACAATTTCATCTGAACTTATTAGTATGTTGTCAACATATTACGGTAGTTTAAGTCATGATGTTTTTTGTGCTACAGGAGGAACACCTTGTTTCTTACCTATGACTGGGGGAACAAGTGTTGAAAAGTCTTTTGGTTGTAACTATAATGGGGACAGCAATTCTGGTAATACACTATATGAAGGTACTTTCTTAGAAAACGCGACAGACCCATTATCTTCAGGGTATACTTATCAAACTAAATTTAGTGGTGTTACACCAACTTCTGTTTTAGGTAGTTCATGTGACCCTAAACCATCAGTATTCTGTAATGATATTAATGACCCATGGTTGTATGGATTTTTTGATATTATACCTGGTACAGATTATTATACTGGATTTTCAATGAGTTTTGGTGTTAACACAAATGATGTATTAGATATTAGTACATCTGCATCAACTGGATTATATTCGGGAGCTTCCGCATTAAGATATTCATATACTTTATATACTGGTCAAACTTTCTGTAATTATAATGATTTAGTTGTAGCAACTCTACGTTCTAGAGGTGTTAGTACACAATCTTCTGGTGGACCAGTTTACCAAGTAACGGGAGGTACAGATGTGTCTATGATTTGTACAGGTGACACATATTCACAAGTAAATACTGACCCATTTGCTACATTTGCTATAGATGTTACAGATGTTGATGGTGATAATTTTAGATTTGAAACTTCTATGTCACAAACATCTAAAGACTTCGTAAAACGAGTATTCGGTGTAGCTCCGTTTGATAAGGATATGGAACAAGTCCCAATCTTTGTGGAGGAAGCTTACCCTAACATGTTGTCATACGCATACAAAAAAGGTTATATTAAAGGATTAAACTGTTCTTTATTAGATTTACCATCATTTAGAGATAATGATAATACAGGTACTATTGGTTTCTACCAAGAACAATGGCAAACACCAGTAACACCATATGTTGTATCAGAACTTAGAGGTACTAAAGTTTATAAACTATTTAGATTTATTTCAATATGTGATGGAAATGCTGCTAACACTCAAGTTAAGATTTCAATTGTGAACATTTCATTTGAAAGAAATGAATTTGATATATTAGTTAGAAGTTTCTACGATACAGATGCTTCACCAGTAGTATTAGAAAGATATACTAGATGTAGTATGAACCCTAACTTAAATTCATTTGTTGGTGTTAAAATAGGTACAGCTAATGGTGAGTATGAACTTAAGAGTAGATATATTATGGTTGACATTGACCCAGAACAAGAAACAGACGTAAATAGATATGATGCTGTTCCTTGTGGTTTCGAAGGTTATGTAACTAGAAATTATTTAGGAGAACAAAGTCCTACATTATATTATAAAACAAAATATAATAAACCTGGAGACATAATCTGGAATCCTCCTTTTGCTTCAAGTGCATCAGCTGACAACACAACAATAAGTGCGGGTGATAAAATTAGAAGAGTATACTTAGGTATTTCAGACACAGCGGCTTCAGCTTATGATGACGATTTCTTCCAATATAAAGGAAAACAAGCACCAACTAGAAAGTGCGATGACCCAGATGGTGACGATTGGAATTGTTTAACTCAAGGATTCCATATGGATAGTGGAGCTACTTGTGTAGGTACTCAAGGTGAACTTTGTGTAACAACACAATGTAAGAATTGTGGTACAGGAACAACAACTGAAGACCAATTTGCTGTTGGAGCTGCAACGTTTAGAGCAGAACCAACTGACTCACAAGACCCATATTACTTGTTACAGTCTAGAAAATTCACTTTAGCTCCTTATGGTGGTTTTGATGGTTGGGACATATATAGAAAATCAAGAAGTAATGGTGATAACTATGTTAGAGGTAAGTCAGGTTTCTTAAATGGAGCTTGTTCAACTACAACATTCCCTAACGCTAGTGGTGATGGTTCATTTAAATTGTTATCTAGTACTCCTTGGGGTGAATCTGGATTCTTCGCAACTACTGACTATTACGCTTATTACTTCGGTATTAGAACTTTTAGAAACCCAGAAGCTGTAAACATAAATGTTTTCGCTACACCAGGTATTGATTATGTTAATAATAGTAACTTAGTTGAAGAGACTATAGACATGATTGAAACTGAAAGAGCTGATTCATTATATGTAACAACTACACCAGATTACAATTTATTTGTACCTGGAGCTACAATAGCTTCAAATATTATTCAACCTACTGAAGCGGTAGATAACTTAGATTTGACAGGAATTGATTCTAACTACACCGCTACTTACTACCCATGGGTACAGTACAATGACCAAGAAAACAACACTAGAGTATGGTTACCACCTACTTATGATGTAATGAGAAACATCGCTTTAACAGATAATATCTCATTCCCTTGGTTCGCATCAGCTGGTTACACTAGAGGTATTGTAAACGCGGTTAAAGCTAGAAAGAAACTTACTCTTGATGAAAGAGATACGTTATACGCTGGTAGAATTAACCCAATCGCAACTTACTCAGATGTTGGTACAATTATATGGGGTAATAAAACTCTACAAACTAGACAATCAGCTCTTGATAGAATTAATGTTAGAAGATTGTTGTTACAAGCTAGAAAATTAATTTCAGCTGTAGCAGTAAAATTACTTTTCGAACAAAATGACGAACAAGTTAGAAATGAGTTCTTAGATTTAGTAAACCCAATCTTAGATTCTATTAGAAGAGAAAGAGGATTAACAGACTTTAGAGTTGTTCTTTCTGATGACCCACAATTAATTGACCAAAATACTTTGGAAGGTAAGATTTACATAAAACCAACTAGGTCTCTAGAATTTATAGATATTGAGTTCTTGATTACACCTACTGGAGCTTCTTTTGAGAACATATAATAAAAAATATATAAAAAGTAAGAAATGAAACTTAATTATAAAAAACAAAAATTAGTAGAAAGTTTAGGGTTTAACGTTAATTTTAAAACAACTTATGGTGATAAACCACAAAATGTTAAAATAACACCATCACAATTTAAAAGGTTAATGGAATCTTATTTGGTGTATGAAGAAGAAATGCATAAAGAAGAAGAAGATATGGAGTTAGCTGAATTTGCAAATTCTTTTTCTAATGATACTGAGATGTTAGATGAAATGAACTTTGGTGACGGAGATTTAGAAGATTTAGAACCATACTTTGAATATCAAGATGATTTTGATACAGAAAATTTCAATAATTCTGAAGATTTAGATGAAGGTGGTATGGGTTACGACAATTATATGAGAGATAAATATGATGGTAGAGATTCTGAAGTTATTGGTGTTTATTCTGATATTGATAACCAAAGATACGGTGGAAAAAGAATGCCGGGTGAAGGTTTTTATAGTGATGGAAATGGATTTATTTCAGAAATAAAAAATATGTCTAAAGCTCAAAAAGATTTTATATTAAGAGAAACAAAAAAAGAGTTAAATAAACGTTTAAGAAAGTAATTTTAAAAACTATGATTAAATTTTTTGAAAAAATAGGAATTATTGGAACGTTTTTATTTACTATTTTAGTTACCATAGTACCACCATTAATCGTAGGTTTTTTGGTGGATGGAGTTAATGAAACTGTTCAAAACGTAGCTCAGGTATTATTTTACGTAATGCTTAGTCTATTAACTTTAGGATGGATATTGACTATAATTGGCACATCAAAATATCCAAAATCAAATAATGAACCAATCAGAAATGCTATAAGAAAGTTGTTTTCTATATTAGGTTGGAGAAATGATTAATATTATCTTATATTTTGTATTATCTGTGGCTTTAGGAATCACTAAAGCCATAGTTGATACTTTATCTTTTAGAAAGGGAACAAATATCTTCCCAAGTTCATGGCAAATAGATAACAGTTGGAGAAATAAGTGGAAAAACGGTGACCCTAAACAAGGAGAAAAGTTTTGGGGTAGTAGTCGTTGGTTTGTACCATTTACTGATGCCTTTCATTTTACAGGTATGATTAACCACATAATAATATTTTTAATGATTGGCATTTTTCATTTTATTCAAGTTGAAAGTATTTGGTCAATACTATTTTTGTATTTAGTAGGTGGTTATGTGTTGTCAAGAACGGTGTTTCATGTTTTTTATACTTATATTTTCATAAAAAATAATGTGGATTAGTATTATATACTCAATTAACATCAAATCTTTAATTTAAGATAGTAAGACATATTTATATGATATAAAAGTATTTAAAATGAAGAATTTAATAAGACAAATTTTAAAAGAGTATACTAATCAACAATTAAATGAGTTGGCTAAAACTAATAGATTAATTCTTTTAGATGTTGATGATACATTACTTAAACCAACTGGAGTATACATTTATAGAAACCTACCTTCAGACCCACAAGAAGTAGCTCTGACACCTTATGAATATGGGTTAGAGTCAGTAACACCAGAAACAAAAAAATATTACGATTACAGGGATTTTATTGACCCAAGAAAAACACAAATGTCGATAGAAAAAGCAGAACCAATTGTTGCTAACTTATCTGTTATGGATGATTATTTAAAAATGGGTCATCAAATAGGTATATTAACAGCTAGAGCAAATGAAGATATTGTTTATAACGGACTTAAAAATTTCTTAACATATAGAGACAGTAAAGGTAATTTAGTTCCAATAGGAGATAGATTATCTAGAGAGAATGTGTATGCAATTAATGACACAAATAGAGCTAAGACATTAGAGTCAGAAACTGATTATGGTAAAAAAGCTGAAGTGGTTGAAAAACTGTTAAACAGATACGATGAGATAGTATTCATTGATGATGATATGAAGAATATTAAACAAATGAAATTATTGAAAAGAGATTTGCCAGAATATTTAGCTAATAAATTATTTGTAATGTACGCTAAAGAATAATAGCTTTTAATGTATTTATATATAAAAGGCTTATGCTGTAAGCATATAAATTTAAAAAAATAAAGTAAAGGGTTAATTTAGACAATTTTTAAAATCCTATATATTTATTAGTAAATAAGAAAAACAAAAAAGAAAAAATAACATGGCTGATTTATTAATGAAAATGCCCATACCGTATGAACCTAAAAAGAAAAATAGGTTTATTTTAAGATTTCCATCATCTTTGGGAATTAATGAATGGTATGTGGAGAGTACTTCTAGACCTGCTGTTAATATTAATGCAGTAGAAATTCCTTTCCTAAACACATCTACTTATGTTGCAGGTAGATTTACTTGGAACACCATTAGTGTTACGTTTAGAGACCCTATTGGTCCTTCAGCAGCACAAGCTTTAATGGAGTGGGTAAGACTTCACGCTGAGTCCGTTACTGGTAGAATGGGGTATGCTGCGGGATATAAGAAAGATATTGATTTAGAAATGTTAGACCCTACAGGTGTTGTAGTTGAAAAATGGATATTACAAGGAACATTTTTACAAGATGTAAATTTTGATAGTTTAGGTTATAGTGATGATGCTATCGCTACTATTTCAGCAACTCTAAGACCAGACAGATGTATTTTGGTTTACTAAAATTAAAAATAAAATAATATTTAAGAATCCACACAAAAGTGTGGATTTTTTTTTATAACTATGTACTTAGAAAATTATTTATCTATTATTTATACGTTATAAACTAATAAATAAGATTATTTTAAATTTAATATGGACCCAAGAGAATACGCAGACCCATCTTATTCTAATATACCATACGATGTAGTACAATTACCATCTAAAGGTATGTTTTATAGAAACAAGTTGGATTCGGTTAAAGTAACATACTTAACAGCATCTGATGAAAATTTACTAAGTTCACCTAACATAATTGAAAGTGGAAATATTATTGATGAACTTCTTAGAAGAAAAATTCTAGGTAGTGATGTTAATATTTCTGAAATGTTAGAGTGTGATAAACAAGCTATTTTAATATTTTTAAGAAACACAGCTTTTGGTTCCACCTATGAATTCACATTAACAGACCCAAAAACAAAACAAAAATTTACACACAGTCATGACTTAAGTAATGTTAGTATGAAAGAGTTTAATTTAGTGGCTGATGAAAAAGGTGAATTTACATACACATTACCAATTACAAAAAAAGTAATTAAATTTAAATTCTTAAGTTCAACACAAGAAACTGAATTAGCTAATATTGATTCACAATATGAAGGAAGAATATCACCAAAAGTAACAAGAAGGTTAGAATATTTAATCCAAGAAATAGAAGGTGAACGAGATAAAGGTAATTTAGCACAAATGATTCAGTCAATGCCAATAAAAGATTCCCAAGAGTTTAGAAATTATGTTAAAGATAATGAACCTGGGTTGGATTTAAAAGTAACAGTTAGGGCACCATCGGGAGAAGAGGTTACAACTTCGGTTGTTCTTGGTGCCCATTTTTTTCGTCCTTTCTTCGGAGTATAGGCAAGGTGTGCTTGATGAAATCTATTATTTAGTAAAATTTGCAAATTTCAATCATAAAGACTTAATGTTAATGCCAGTATATGAACGTAGGTATTACCTTAATAAACTTATAGAAGAGTTTGAAAAGAAAAAAGAAGCGGTTGAAAAACAAAAAAATAGTTCCCGTAGACTTTAAAAATCATTAATAATCTATTTATATAGAAAAAGAACATGGCTAGATTTAATGCTTCACCAATCAACACTAATTGGCAAAATTTAACTGTTAATCAAAGAGAGGAACTAGAAAAGGTAAATATTGACCAAAAAGTATGGGATAGTTGGAATAGTGCAGCTAAATCCACAACTAGTAGTGCTGCTAATTCAACAACAGATTTTAACAAAGGTCAAAGTGAATTAACTGGTACAATATCTAAAAATTTATCGTTATGGACAGACCTTGCAGATTCGATTAGGGGAGCTGAAGGAGCACAATCAACACTTACTTCACTTACTAACATAGCTGTCGCTTCTTTAGAAAAAGAACAAACTATAAGAAAATCAATAGTTCAAGATTTAGGTCAAGTAGGTCAACTACAACAAATGCAAAATGAAACCATAATGCAAGCTTCGATAGAAGCTCAAAGATATGGTGTTTCATTAGATAATGTTTTACGAACAACGCATGCATTATCACAAGAAATGGGTAGAAACGTACTAATGTCTGATGAAGACATATCTAGATTAAGTATATTTACAGAAGCTATCGGATTGACAACTAATCAAACAGCTAGAATGGTTACACATTTTGACCAAATGGGTCTTTCAGTTGGTGAAGCTATAGACAAAGGTAATGAAATGGCTAATGTAGCTAGACAAATGGGTCTAAATGTTGGTGAATTCATGGATACCATAAGTCAAAATATGGATATGATGAATACCTATAATTTTTCTGATGGTGTTAGAGGATTTGCAAAAATGGCTGCACAAGCACAAAAATTAGGTATTAGTATGTCGAAAACAGCCGCTTTAGCTGAAAAAGTAATGGACCCAGAAGGTGCTATAGAATTGGCTGCTAACTTACAAGTAATTGGTGGAGCTGTTGGAGACTTAGCCGACCCATTTAAATTAATGTACATGGCTACAAATGATTTAGGGGCATTACAAGACTCATTAGTACAAGCAGGTCAAGAACTAGCGGTATTTAATGAAGAGACTGGAGAAATATCTTTCCCACCTACAGCTCAAAGACAACTACGTGCTATGGCAGACGCACTAAATATGAATGAAGAGGAGTTGGCGTCAATGATTAAACTACAAACTAAATTCCAAGCAATACAAAATCAGTTCTCATTTGATTTAGAAGGTAGAGAAGACATGCAGGAATTTGTTACTAGCATGGCTAGTTTAAATCAACAAACTGGAAAATATGAAATAAAAGTTCCTGGATTAGAACAAGCGGTAGAAATAGAGGATTTAACAGCTAGTCAGTTAGATAAGTTAAAAGAAGTTCAAGACCAACAACAAATGACAGAAAAAGAGTTGATGGCAGAACAAACTGGAATTTTACAAAGTATAGACGACAATACAAAGGCTTTAGATGCCGCTTTATTAGGTGGTGTTATGGAAGGTTTAGATGTATCAGAAATATCTACAAACTTAAGTCAAGCTATAAATAAAGCTTTTAGTTCTGATGAATTAGGTAATTTAAGTGATTCTGTAGGTTCATTAGTAAGAAGTGGTTTTGAAAATATTTTTGGAACAGAATTCGAAAATATTACTGAAGGTACAGCTGATGTAGGTAATGTTGCACAAGCTTTAACAGGTACTCTTTTTGGTGGACTTACAGATGCATTAAATAATTTTACAGAAATGAGTGAGGGTAGTTTTCAATTACAAGAAGGTTACTTTGATGTTAATACATTAAATGTTAATGGTACAAATGCAAATGATTTTACAGTACCAGAAGGAAAAACTAAAGCTGTTTTAACTAACGATGGATTTATAATACCTTCAGTAAATGACACTGTGAGTGGTGTTGATTTAACCGCTGGAGCTAGAGGAGCAAATTTAGGTTCATTAGTTAATAATACAACAAATATGCCAGAAAAAAATATTAAGGTAGAGTTTACAGGGTTACCTACAAAAATACCAATTGAATTAAATGGAATAAACATGGGTGATTTCAATTGGAGAGGATTAATAGGTAATTCTTTATTTATGCAGAATTTAAAAGCTACATTAATTGAGACTAATTTAACTACAGCTCCCGATATGAATAATGAAAGAGAATTAGCTAGATACCCAAATTTGAATAGGTATCCAAATATGAATATGAATAGCTAATAATTTTTTTTTCGAATATTTATAGTAAAATAAAGAATTATGCCGGGTTCTCCACAAAATAACAATTTTTCACAATTAAGTTTTTCGGGTACTAAAGCTCTAAGAGATTTATTATTAACCAAAAATTTACCAAATCCAGAAGGGATAGGACCATATGGTACATATAATAATTCAACATATTCTGTTACATCTTTAAGTGTTAAAGACGTTATAGACCAACCAAGTGTTGAAGAAAATTCTGAGATGTTTTTAGATAAACTTTATTTAAATAACGCTTATGGTCCAAAAGGTGGTTATTCAAATTTTATAAACATATATACTACTAGTCAAGGTGTAGCTAAAGTAAATGAAGGTGAATACCCTAATTTTACAGCACCAGAAACTGGAGCTGGTTTATTTGGTGAAAATCCATTTAGAACAGTAGGAAGATATTATTCACCAATAGATATACTATTAGGTGTATCAGCTGAAGGTTTATTATCACAAACATTATTACAAGATAGTCCATTACAACAGGCTGCAGCAATACAATTAAGAAGTGAATTTCAAGAACGGATAGCTCAAGAATTATATCAAGAAACCATAGGCAGACTAAGTTTTGTTGATGCTTTACAAGACCCAATAGACGCTTTAGATATTGTAACTGGTAGACAACCATTAATTCAAAGAGATAATACAATAACACAACCTAAATCAATTGTAGGTCAAGGATTAGATTTTGTATCAAGAATTACCGGAGTTTATGTACCTTATTCTTATATTCCTGGTGATTACTTTGAACTTGAACCACCTAGAGGTTCAAACGGAGTTGAAAAAGTTATTTCAGATATTACGGGTATATTAGGAAGTTTAATTGGGATACCAAGAAGAAGACAATCACCATCACAAAGATTTTTAGAGTATACTGGTAATGGTACTAAATCCAGGTTATTTAAAGCTATTAGATATAATAAATATGGTCCACAATATGGTGAGGGTGAACAAGCACGGACAGCTATAGGTGTTGGATTTGGTGAAGCTATAGATTTTATAGGTGGTGGAATATTAGGTTTTGGTAATTTCCCACCTAACCCACCACAGTATGTTGGTGGACCTAGAAATAGGATTGTTGATATGACAAGTCCACCAGAAAACACATATGCTGGTAAAAATTATGTTCCGATATTTGGACCAGACGCAGTATCTAAAGAATTTGACCAAAACGATTATGATTTTGGTATGAAAGGTAGGACCTATACTAATCAAGGTGACACGGCGGCTGGTTTTACTTGGTATACTAATAAAACACCTGGTGGTGGTTTTCTAAACAGTATCCCATCTTTATTTAATAATAATGCAAATAACAATAGAATAGGACCACAAGAACCTGGTGCAACACAAGGACCAGAAGGGTCAACAGACAATACTACTAGATATCAAACACCAAATAATTACGATAGGACAAAATCATCAAACTATTCATTTAGAGAAGATAGTTTGATGGATGTAACACAACAAATTATTGATTCAGTACCAAAAGGTGGAGCGGCTTTAAAGTCAGTTTCACACGCTATGAACCAAGTTAGTAAAGTATTTAATGATGGGTATAAAGAATTGACTAAAGGTTCTAGAGTTAGAAGATTTGTAAATACAGACCCAACAAGTGGAAATGGTGTTGAAGAAGCAAGAGAATACTGTAGAGTATGGACTAAAGACGTACCTTATTACACTTATGATAGAATGGTTAGATTTAATACTAACCACAGAAAAGAAACTTATTCTGTTTTAGATAGTCCGTTTAATTTAAATATAGCTCCACATAGAACTGATGAATCTGGAAAAGGTTCAAGTAATATTGTTGATGGTAAAGTTAAAAAATATATGTTCTCAATAGAGAACTTAGCTTGGAGAACTAGTGGTGAACCTGGATTTACATATGATGATTTACCATCGTGTGAAAAAGGTCCGAATGGGGGTAGAATTATGTGGTTTCCACCTTATGATTTAAGTGTTGATGAATCTAGTAATGCTAATTGGACTGAAAACACATTTTTAGGTAGACCAGAACCAATATATACTTACAATAGTACAAATAGAACTGGTAGTTTAAGATTTAAAATAGTTGTTGACCACCCAAGTATTCTTAATTTATTAGTTAGGAAAGAATTAGAAAAATTAGGACCAGAACAAACTGACGCTATAGTAGATTCATTTTTTGCTGGGTGTAAAAGATATGACATATTTGATTTAGCTAGGAAATGGAAACAATTTTCAGTTAATGAGTTACAATCTTTAAACGAACAACTTAACACACCTGGTTTATCAGATAGAGCAACTAGAGAAATTATAAATGAATCAGCGACAGAAGAACCACAAGAAGTAGAGAATGTAACTTTACCAACTCTAGAACCAGGTCTAACATTTTATTTTGATAACGATTATCCAGACCCAAATACATCTAGAATTACATCAACTGTTAGTTATGTTGAATGTGCGGAAGGGAGTATGTCTTCATTTGGACAATATTTAGTACCTGGAGGAACATCATTTCAACCACAAATAGATAGAGCTGTTGATTCACAAAAAGAAGGATTAAGTAATTTTTTCAATAATATAGCTTATAGTGAATATCAAGATGTTTGGCCTAAATTTGCTAGGGACTTAAAAACAATATTAGATTCGGGATTACATACTGTTACATTGAGTTTTAATGGTTCAGCTAGTTCTATCGCTACTAATGAATATAACAAAAAATTATCACAAAGAAGATTAGATTCTGTGAAACAAATGTTTAAAAACTATCAAATAGATGGGAAAAATGCATTTTCAGCTTACATTGATAGTGGTGATTTAAATATACCAGATGGTCAAGCTTTAGGTGAAGAATTTTGTAATAATGTTTTATATTCTGCGACAACTGGAACTGGTGAGGCTGGAGAAGTTGGAGCTGTTTATTCTGCTCCAGCAGCTAGTTGTAGATATGTGACAATATCTAACATTGATATGGAAGCTAAACCAAAACCTGAACCAGAACCTGAACCAAAACCACCTATAGATAGAAAAAGAATTAGACCGATATCACAACAAGAAGAATTAAATATTGAAGAAGATAAAAATACTAGAAGAGAAATCGCTAATAAGATATTACAAAAAATGGTTACAGAATGTGATTATTTTGATATGATACAAGAAGAAAATGAATTTATTTATGATTCTTTAAAACAAAAATTTAAATTTTTCCATCCAAGTTTTCATAGTATTACACCCGAAGGTTTAAATAGTAGATTAACTTTTTTAAATCAATGTGTTAGACCTGGTGCTACAATACCAACAGTTGTTGATAGAGGAGGAACTTTAAATAGGTCTGTAGATGCTAAAAATACATCATTTGGTGCACCACCGATATGTGTTTTAAGGGTTGGTGATTTTTATCACACAAAAATAGCTATAGATAATGTTTCTTTTACATACGATAATAATTTATTAGATTTAAATCCTGAAGGTATTGGAGTACAACCTATGATAGCTACTGTAAGTATTAGTTTTAAATATATTGGTGGTCAAGGGTTAAAAGAACCAGTAACACAATTACAAAATGCATTATCATTTAACTTTTTCGCTAATACAGAAGTTTATGATGATAGAGCTGTATTAACTGTAACAGATAAAGACCCAGACGAACAAGCTTGGATACAAGAAAATTCTGATTTAATTAATAATACTGGATTAGATAATCCACAAGGTACAGCTGATGAAGTAGATGAACAAGATACTTCATCTAATGATGGTATTACGATAGGTGATAGAACAAACTCACAAGAAGGTACTAGTGGTCAAACTGGTACTATAAATTATCAAAATAATTGGAATGATTTAAGTGAAGCAGCTTATGAATATATAAGTGGAACTAACGATTATCTATTTAAATATATTAGTGAACAAAATTACGCTGGATTACAAATTTTCTTTTCTGAAAAACAAATGTATGAAGGTGAATATTATACATCTACATCAACGTCTGGTACTTTTGATACTAATAATGGAAAATTAATTGGTTTTTCAGAGGGTTGGGAAAATAGACTTAGTAACCTTAGTGATACATATAAATCTAAAATAGAAAGTGGTACTACATATATACAAACAATAGCTGATGGACTTACAGAAGCACAAGAAGATGACCTTAAAGATTTCTTATTAGAACAGTTAGAATTTAGTATAGGTGAATACGAATATCAATTTACCCAATTAGATTTAAATTTAAAAACGTTAACATTAAACTATGTTAAGTATGTTAATCAATTAAATGTTGTTAATAGGGGAGCTGACGGTTATGGTGAAAATGGTAAGTGGACAACACTTAAATTGTCTGGTGGGACTGATGTATACCCAACAGCTAATGGGGTTGCACCACCAGATAACACTTTAAAAGAATTGGGTGATGATTACAAATATTTGACAAATTTAGTAACGTGTTACAGTAAAATATATAATGGTGATAGTAGTGATTTAGCTTTAAGTACGGCACTTAATGACGTTGTGAATGCTAAATTAACAACAGAAAACCAATTTGATTTGTCATCAACTGGAACATTAGCTAATAATTTTAGTTCACCATCTAGTTCTTCTCTAGACCCATTTATTATGGAATATATTTTATTTGGAATAGACTTAATGGACGAATCTACTGTTGATTCTTTAGTTACAACAAACATACAACCATTAAAAGATAATAATATAAATTATCCAGGTCCAGCTAATTTTATAACTGAAATGATAGATGTACTTTATCCACCACCACTTACAACACCTTTATGGATAACTACCTTCCAAAACAAATGTTCTGAATTCATAGCTTTAAATGAAGATTTCTACATGAGAAAATTATTAGATATTAAAGAAGAGTTTGTTGATAAAACAATACCAGAAGGAAAAAATACATTATCACAAGGATTAACACAATTAGTTTATCCTACTGACTTAACAGATTTAAAAGATGATAAAAAACGAGAAATGACTTACGAACAAGTTACAGACCCAACATTAGAATCTTACATAAGAGAAAACGCTAGTCAGAAAAGCTTAGGTCCTACTAGTAGTTTTAATTTAAAATTTTATTAATTATGGCTAGATATTATAATAGATATTCAGATTTTAACGTTAATGGTGAAAATTTAACAATACCATTTCTTAAATTACCATCATTACCTACAGACAAAAAAACTATATATAAAACTAATAGTTCAAGACTAGATAAAATAAGTCAACAATATTATGATAGTCCATATTTTGGTTGGTTAATTTTACAAGCTAATCCACAAGTTGGTGGATTGGAATGGAATATTAAAGATGGTCAAGTATTGATTGTTCCGTATCCTTTAGTAGCTTCTTTGCAAAATTATAAACAAGCGGTGGATGACTATTTCTTTTTTTATGGTAAAAATGTACCAATAAACACTTTTGATGTTCCAAATATTGGTACCACACCAATTACTTATGTGGCACCCGTAAGTACTAACACAACTGGGAGACAAGGTACCATTAATACTAGGTCAAATAATAGTAGTAGTTCTTATTCATCTTCTTTTTAACTATTTAATTAATTATGGCAAATGAAATATCTAATGGTGATAATGTATTAGTTGAATTTTCAGAAAACAATATTTTATTGGTAGACCCAAACAGAGTTTTTGAAGGTGGACGAGTAAAAGATAGATTGGTTAAATCTGAAGAATTGGTAATATATGCTAGTTTAAAAGCTAGAGTGGTACCAAGAAGTAAACTAATAAGTGGTGCCGGTGTAGATAATCAAACACCAGAGGCTTTTATTGATGTTTTTGAAGGTGAAATAAATTTTTTAAAACCACAAGGTAAAGATTATTACACTAGTGATTGGACTGATACACAAACTGGTAAAGGATTTGGTACTGACGCTGGTTCACTAAACCAAAGGATACAAACTAGTACAATAGGAGCTAATGGTCAATTATTATTTAATGAACAAATTAGAAATAAAATTGATTCTGAATCTTTTGGAATTAATAATATTTCAGTCTCATTAAGTAGAGCATTTACTCCAATAGTAAATATAACTTTTACTGATGTAAGAGGACAAACACTTTTTGAACAAGGAGCTAATTCACCATACGCCGCTTTTTTTCAACTACCATATCCATTATTTAAATTAAAATTAAAGGGATATTATGGTAAAGCGGTAGAATACCAACTAATGTTGGAAAAATTTAATGCATCATTTGATTCAACATCAGGAAACTATAATGTAGTTTGTAATTTTAAAGGTAGAGTGACAGCGTTATTAGCTGACATTACACTACAAGAAATGAGAGTAGCTCCATATATGTTTTCTAAATCATACCAAATAGAGACTAATGAGGATGAAAAGTCTGATTTTATAACTAGTCGTGGAAGACAAATTTTAAGTCAAGTATATGCTGCTTACAAATCAAAAGGTTTAATTAGTGAAAATTTACCAGATATAACAATAGATGACTTAATACAAAGAGTAAAAGAGTTAGAAAATGATATAGAAAAAAAATTAAAAAGTTATAATTTAGATGCTTTGGATGATATTGAAACTTATGATAAAAGTTCAACATTATATAGAAATAAAATATTAACTTCTGGTGGTTGGAGGTCAACATATATTGATACAGATATAAATTCAGTTAGTGGTCCACAAGTTGATATATCTACAGACGTAGTATATTACCAATTTAAAAAACAATATAGGGATAATCCAGTAAAACAAAAAGAAGCTTTCGAAAATATAAAAAAAAGAATAAAAGAAGGTAATGAATCTTTATTAAGAAATAAAACTTTTGGCAATGGAGGTAAACAATCCATACCTGTCGATATAAAATTAGATGATTTTATAACAACACCACCTACAGGGTTTGAAGATAGTACGGGTGATTGGTTTAGGTTTGATATTTTTGAAGATAAAATAGGCAAAATAATAACAGTATTTAATACAAAAAGGACACAAATTGAAAATGAATTAACTTCAGCTGTAAATTCTGTAGTTATAGAATCATTAGGGTTTAATCCAACGATAAGAAATATATTTGCTATATTTATATCACACGCTGACACATTTTTAAGATTGATGGATGAAACACATTCAGAAGCTTTTGCGGTTAGAGATAGTTTAGATAGATTAAATGCTGTTAAAGGACCTGGTAATCCTAGTAGTGTTGATGAAGACGTTATAGTTTACCCTTGGCCACATTATTATATTGAAGAAACTGATGAAAATGGACCACAGTATGTTAGTACTTACCCAGGTTCACCAAAAGTATTAGGTCAAACAAAGGCTTATGATAATATATTGTGGCCAGAAGTTTATTTTGTGGAAGAATTTTTTAAAGCTCAACTTATCAGTAATTCTGATACCAAACCAGAATTTTCAGTTAATAGTGTTGGTGGTAATTGGATACCTATTACATCATTTGAGTTAGGTGAAGAACAAGTTTATATTAATAAATCTGTAGTTCCATTCAATTATGAAATTTGGGATAGGTCTACAGTATTTTCTGTTTTTTCTGGTTTATCAACTAGATTAAAAGAAAATGTTAGTAAAAATGCATTTTACGAATTATCAAAAATAGAGGCTTTTAATATAAAAGAATATTTAAGTGGTTTGCTTGACCTTAATGAATTACTTAAAAATCAAAACTTTAATTACAATACTTATTTAGATTATTTACAAGAAATATCACCATTAAACAATTACCAACTATTAATAAGAGACCAATTTAATACACCATATATTAGGACTAAAGTAAATGATTCTAGTTTTACATTGACACCTTTTAACGAATTTAAAAATTTAACTTATCAATTAAATGATGGTGACATACAAGAAACTTTGGATAAATTAAATTCTGTTTTAATTTCTGGAAACATTAGAAATGAAAATATTTTGGAAACTTTTCCTTTTTCACATTTTGTTTCAACATCACCAAACACATCTTGGACTGTAAATAATTTAGCTGCTGGTATAGATATATCTAGTTATGAAAATTTAAACAATATTTCACAAAGTATTAATTACCAAGCAGACCAAAAAGTTTTCGCTTCAATAATACCAAATAATGCAACATCTTTAGTTGTAGAAAACATACAATTTTATACTGATGGTGATTGGGCAACAAAAACAGCATTAACAGAATTATCTAATAAGGTACAAGATAGGTTTGTTAATAATCAAAATACTAGAAATTCTTGGGAAACTTTTTATGGTACGGTACAATATCAGGAGGGAACAGAATACGTGTGTAATCAAAACTTAATTACAACAGAAGGTAATTTAGAATATGGTAATGATTACAATGGTAAGATTTTTTCTAAACAAATAACTTCATTATTGAATACACCTTATTTTATTAATAGTTTAGTTGAAGGTGTTTCTAACGAAATTAATAATGTTGATAATCCATATAAGTCAGCGGCTTACTTATTTTTGAATTCATTACCACTACCAACTTTAAGAGAAAAAACATTATTAACGAATCAATCAACCTATAATATATATGGTGATTACATAGCTAAAACGTTAAATCAAGTATCTGCGGTACACCCATTACCTAGTGCTTGGATTTTAAAATATGGTGCTATATGGCATAGATATAAAGAATTTATTGACAATGGTAATGATTTTTTAAGTGACGTATGGGATAATTTTGATGCTAATACCTACTTCAACAATACAAATGGTTTAGGGTACACGTATGATTTAAATGTGGGAGTTAATAATGCATTAATTAGTTTTGGTGGACAATGGTCTCCAGCACCAACCACAGACCAATTAAATTTAGGGTTTTATCCAGAACTAAATAACTATATTTATTATTTTGTAACTGGTGAACTTTTGTATGATGGTTTAAATGTTAGTGGTTTCCCAATAACAGATAATCAAATTAATCAATTAATATTACAAGAATCTTTATATTTAAAAAACGCTGAAGAACTTACAATAACTTCAATAGATACGGACCCAATACAAACAAAAGCTAATTTATGGTTTAATTATTATGACTTAACTAGAGAAGGTTATTTAAGTGGGTATACAACAGCTCAATATTTATTATTTCCATGTGAGGGAGGTATGAAAAAATCACAATTAGAATTTGAAGTTGAAAGTCCGTATTATTTAAAAAATAATCAAAATGTGACTAATGGTGCTGTTAGATTAGTTTGGGGATTATCAAATTATGGTTATTTTGAACATAAACCAAATACATTACCTAGACCAGACCAATATTTAAAAAGAATATTAAGTGACCAAGAAGAACAGTTGTCTTTTGACATTGTAAATAATGAAGAGTATGCTTCAATAGAAGAACTTTTTGATATATTTACACCAGAAATATTAGATAGGTTTGAAGAATATTTTTTAAACTTTACAAAATATTTTGACCCAGACCCACAGGTATTTTATGATGAGGAAGATATTATGTCTTTGAACTTTCAAAAATTATTAAGAGAATTTTTAAAGATAGACCAAGATAAAGTTAATACAACACAAAGTAATACACAGTTAAGTTATAATTTAGGTAAAACACAGTTGGATAAAATAAATGTGACACTAAGACAATTCTTATCACACCAAACTGCTTTTAATTTCTATAACCCTAAAGATGTGGATATATTAGTATTTAAGAGTATAGCACCTTCTTCGGGAGCTACACAATATATTAATTTTGGAAACTATCAAGGAAATTTACCACCAGATATTTCATTAACTCAATCAACCACATTATATCCGAATGAATGGAAAGAATTAAGAAAAAATGTTGGGTTTTATAGTGATTCATTATCTTCGGGTTATACTTTAAATTTAATATATAATGATGCTGGAAATTATGTTACTGAATTTTTTAGAGAGTTTAATATAGATTTTAATGTTACTAATATTAAAAATTTAAGAAAAATTATAAGAATGTATGTGACAGCTAGAATAGAAGCTGGAGCTGACCAAAATATCGATAATAGAGAATTCTTACAAAGGATTAAAACAGAAGTTATTGAGTCCTGGGAATTTAGTCAGTTTGATTATCTAAATCAATTATTCATACAACTTCAAAAAGTTCTACCAGAGACCACAGAAACAGAAATAGAAGAGTTTACTAATAATTCAACATATGAAAGTGATGAAAATAAGTTGGAACAATATCAGGTATTTAAAACATTAAATGATAAATGGGTTAGTGGTGAAGAATTCAGTAACAAATACTTATTCGAAGATTTTCTATTTTATGACGTTGCAAATAGAGATGTAGGAGATAAAGCAATTATTACTACTGATGCTATCATGAGTTTTGATAGTCCTAACAATGCAAAAGCAAGTTTATTAACAATTATAGGTTCTTTGTTACAAGGTAATTTCTTTAATTTTATGGGTATGCCTAGTTACATTAATTTTTATGGTATGACATCCCAAGGAGATACCCCTATACCAAAGTTAAGTACTCAAGATGAAGCTGATGCAATTTTTGGTACTCATTTGGAAGTGGATAGTTTGGATTCTGGACCTAAATTTTTATGTCAGTATGTAGGACCACCATCTACACAACTTGGTGGTGAATTAAGTAAAAAAAGTAAGTATGAAAACGATTCATTTTTATTAGGCAGGACTGCACAAAATCCTTTGTTGTCTACAAATTATGACCCACAAAAAAATAATAAAGTAGTTGCGTTTGCGGTTGATTTTGGAATACAAAGTCAAGGAATTTTTAAAGGAATAACTTTAGACCAAAGTCAATTTAAAAATACTTCAGAATCATTTGCTGTTACAGAGTCTATGGCTCAATCAGCTAATGATAAAAGTATTTTAACTCAAGGATTAAGTTTATTTAACATATATAAAACTAGGTCTTATACTTGTAAAATAGAAGCTATGGGAAATGTATGTATACAACCAACCATGTATTTTTCACTTAGACATATACCTATGTTTAGTGGTCCATATTTAATTTTAGATGTAGAACACAATATACAACCAAATACAATGACAACTACGTTTACTGGTGTTAGAGTACCATTTCACAAAATGCCTGAAATAACACAATTAGTAGCTAAGGTTAATCAAACATTTTTAAATAAAGTAAGGAAAAAAGTTAAAGAAGAAAAAGCGATACAAAGACAAGGTGGTTTTGAACCAGAAAGCACCACAGAAAGTGAATCAGTTAAAAGCGGTAATTCTAATTTTAGAGGTAGAGATGACGATAAACTAGATTATATTATTATTCATGTTACCGCTAAAATAAACTATGGTAATGACCCAGTTTCCACAATAAATCAAGACCATATAAATAGAGGATTTGCTGGTATTGGTTATCATTTTTTAATTGGTAGGGGTTCGGAAGGAAATGATAATAGTCCAGAAGGTACTTTGTATGGTGCTAGACCAGATAATAAAATTGGTGCTCACACTTTGGGACATAATAGTAGGTCTTTAGCTGTTAGTATGATAGCGAATTGTGATAAAATAGGTGTGTAT